TGAAATACTCACCAATGCGCCGATGCTGACCGGCGAGATGAATGAGCTTTTTAATGAGGAATTTGCCTTCAAGGGCCAGGATCTCGCTGTAAACGGATCCGGCGCGGGTGATGCTCTTGGTGTCATGAATGCTGGTTGTCTGGTTACTGTCGCCAAAGAAGCGAATCAGGTTGCAACCACCATCGTTTTCGAAAATCTGGTGAAGATGAAAGCCAGGATTCGACTCCGCAACCGTAATTCGTTGGTCTGGATCGCCAATCAGGATATCGAGCCGCAACTTTACCAGTTGGCCCTTCCTGTCGGCACTGGTGGGTCAGTTATGCCGGTCTACATTCCGAGCGCAAACCAGACTGATGGCGTGGCCGGTATGCTTCTCGGCATTCCGATTGTGTTTGTCGAGCAGTGCGCCACCCTCGGCACCGCAGGCGATATCATCCTTGGAGATTGGTCCATGTACTACGCGGCCAACAAGGGCGGCATCGAGTCGGCTTCTTCGATCCACCTGAAGTTCGACTACAATCAAACCGCTTTCCGATTCGTCACTTGGTTTGACGGACAACCCCGACTGAAAGCGGCAATTACCCCGTACAAGGGCAGCAATACGGTTTCTCCGTTTGTCGCGCTTGCAACCCGCTCTTAATGAGGTGAGAAATGCACTGTCCTATCCCTGAAAGTCTCGTCCCGGTATCTCTCACTGTTGGGCCTGTCACTACCAACGGCGGGGTGACTACCGATTATATCAGCCTGAAAAACGTTCATATGGTGGTTGCTGTTTTCCAGTTCAAGCAAGCTGTCGGCCATGCGACCGGAATTGACCCGGTGCAGGCTCAAGCTGTTGCCGGAACCAACGTCAAGGCGATCACCAACACCGTGCCGATTTGGGCAAATGAGGATGTTGCCGCCACCTCTGCTCTTGTCCGTCAAACCGACGCGATCACCTATAACGTCACAAACGATGTGAAAAGCAAAATCGTGACCATGGAGATCGACCCTGCAGGGCTTGACGTGGCGGGTGGCTTTGACTGCTTGGCGTTCAACGTTGATGATTCGAGCCAGGCAACGAATCTTGTTTCTGCGGTTGCCTACATCGTGCCGCGATACAACAACGTCAACCATATCGCATAAAGTGAGCGTGGGGCAGGCTTCGGTTCTGCCCCACGTGTCAGGAGGTATCTATGGGTTTATTAAGTTCGAGATGGATTGACGGCGTGCTGAAGTTTTTCAACACGTCCACCGGAGACACCGTTCTTTCGATAGATGGCGCGGGAGATGTCGAGCTAGGCACAGCGCAATTTGTTAAAAATCAGGTTTTCACTGTGACCGTCCGCGATGTGGCCGCTGCTGATGTCGCCAAGGTGTTTTTCGTCGCGCCTGCAGCTTGTGAGTTGATCGCGGTCAGTGAGCGGCATGTCACCGTGGCCGGCCAAGCAGGAGCATTGACGGTCGAGAAACTGAACACCGCCGAAGCCCCGGGAGCAGGAGACGTTGCATTGTCAGCGGCCTTTGACCTAACCAGTGCGGCGAATACCACCGTAACCAAAACCGCTGTAAGTGACGGCAAACAGTCTCTCGTTGCTGGCGATTCTCTTTGCTTCAAACTGGCCTCGGGCAATGCGGCAAGCTATGCCCTTGGGTCCGTAACCGCTACCCTCAAGTGGCTGTAAAATGAGAAGAGTCGCAAAACTGGTCACAGCGGCGGCAAAGACGCCGGTAACATTAGCTGAGGTCAAGGCTCATTGCCGGGTCACGTTCTCCGACGATGATACCGCTCTTGGCATTTACTTGGCCTCTGCCGTTGCCACCGCCGAGCAGTTTTTGCAACGGAAACTCATTACACAAACGTGGAAAATGTTTCTGGATTGCTGGCCAAGCCAGATCACGACTCTTTATGGTGATCTGCAGTCAGTAACGCACGTGAAATATACCGACATCGACGGCACCACGGCCACCATGAGTAATACGCTCTATGATGTCGACATTAACTCTGTCCCTGGCCGAATCGTACTGAAGTATGGGCAATCATGGCCATCCGCAACACTCAATTCCGTGAATCCCATTGAGGTGCAATTTGTAACCGGCTACGGGGCGGAAACGGCCAATGTCCCTGAAGATATCAGAAATGCTCTATTGATTTTGACGGCTCATTTTTACGAAAACCGCGAGCAGTACCTTGTTTCTGCAAGCGGAAGTTTTTCAGTAACGGAAATCCCATTTTCAGTAAAAACGCTTCTCTCGCCATATCGCGTGTGGGAGTGGATTTTATGAGATCAGGGAAATTAAATAGGCTGATCACGATCCAGAGTAAAACGTTGACCGCAGACGAATATGGCGGGAGCGCTGAAGCATGGGGAACATTTACAACTGCCTGGGCTGGCAAATACCCGCTCTCAAGCCGGGAAATGATGGCCGCTAAGGCAGCACAAAGCGAAACTGTAGCAAGATTTGTCATCCGTTATATCTCCGGGGTAACATCGGCTATGAGGATCTTGCACGATAGCAAAATTTACGCCATCACCGCCCCGCCAATCGACTACGAGGACGCCCACAAGGAGTTGCACGTCATGACCTCGGAGGGCGTGACAAATGGCTGATTCGATCACAACCGAAGCCTTCCTTGATTTCAACGTCGAAGCCATTGCCGAAGCGTTCGACGAGGGCCAGTTAGCAGCCGAAGAGATGGCAGCAATCGAAATCGTCAATCTTGCGCGGGCAAACTTTGACCGAAAAACCCAGGATCTCGGAACCGGAGAGATGGGCGCAGGATTCTTTGATTTCAAATCGTTTTTTGTCAACGGCGGATGGGTTGCCGGTGTTTTCGACGAAGACGGCCCGGAGTGGACTGAAACAGTAGGCGGCAGGGCTGCATTTTTCGAATATGGACGTTCAGCCCCAGGATCAGGACGAAAAAGCACAGGCAGTGCGCAGGCCTCGAAGGAGCGGGCGCAACCACCCAGGCCGTTTATCCGGCCAGCACGTAACGCAGTAAGTAAAAAATACGGCGGAATTACCAGTCAGCAGTTGGCGCGAGTAGCGGCCAGAATGAACAAATACTCAAGCGTATCGAAAGCCGTTAATTCGGCAGTCAACAAGATAAAATGAAAGAACTTTTTGCCGCAATATTCGCCAAATTCAACACCGTGAACGATTTTAAAACGGCTATTGGCGGCAGATTTTACCCATACGAAGCGCCACAGGCTCCGGTGTTTCCGTATGCTGTTTACTCGCTGGTTTCTGATGATCCTGATTTTGACTTTTCAGATGACCACGAAGAGATAAATGTCCAGTTTTCGATTTATTCCGAAGAATCAAGCGTGTCGCAAATACTTGATTTGTTTCACAAGCTAAAAGCACTTTTTGATAATGCAAAATTATCAGTCACGGGTTGGTCATTAATCAGGTGCCAGCGGTCGCAGAGCAGACTTGACCGTGACATTGATATGAAGACTTGGGGCTACACTGTCGAGTATGACATTTTATTGGAGAAAGTCAGAGCATGATATCAGTCATTATCCCATACATACGACCCGAAAAAGCGACACGATGCATTGAGGCGCTTCAGTCGGTTTGCCTTGCCGATCTTGGACCTGGCTGGGAGCAAGTGGTTGAGATAATCGCCGAAGAGGATAAAGAGCGCATTGGTTGCCCGAAGATGGTTGACGCTCTCTCTCGTAAGGCCTCCTATGACTGGGTTTTGTTTCTCGGAGACGATACCATCCCGCAACCCGGCATGATGAAAGCGTTAATGGATGCAGCAACAGGCTACCACTGGGTTGTTGCACTCAACGATGGCATCCATAACGGCGCTATTGCTACCCATTGGATGGTAAACCGTGCGTTTCTGATCGATATCGAGGGAGATTTTTTTCACACAGGATATAAACACTGCTTCTGTGACCGTGAGTTGACCGATATCGCAAAAGAGCGTGGCGAGTTTTTCTATGCCGAAAATGCCCGTATTGTCCACGATCACCCCGGCAGGACCGGCGATGATCCAGATGATGATTATCTGCGGGTTTACTCCCCGGATGTCTATCGGCACGACCGCAGCCTTTACAATCAGCGGAAAATTGCCAGGGGCAAATCAAAACTCGGAATAGCTCTCCCGGTGACAGACGACAGAGTAGAAACGCTCTTCTTCCTATCGTTCGCAGCGCTTCAAATTCCATGTGAGTCAACCATTCTCACGCCGAAATTCGGCTGTCATCCTGGCGATATTGGCAGAGTCAGAAACCAACTCGTCGAGGAGGCATTCAGGCACGGATGCACCCACATCATTTTTATGGACACTGATCAGGTTTATCATGATCAGGACTTGATTCCCCGGCTGATGGCACACAACAAGCCGATAGTCGGCGGTAAAGTGCATCGGCGTTGGCCTCCATTTGAGCCAATTTTGCAACGCGGCGGCGAGCATGTACCGGATGCCGAAATTGAATCAGGCGGGCTTGTCGAGGTAGACGCCACTGGGACAGGGTGCTTGCTCATCAGAATGGATGTTTTCGACCAGATAGATGAGCCATGGTTCGCAATAACTCGTGACGAGCGGGACCAAGTTACCTGTGGCGAGGACATAGGTTTTTGTAAAAAAGCGATTGCGGCAGGGCTTAAAATCTTTGTCGATTGCAGCGTAAATATCGGGCATCTCTCCACGCTCCAAGTGTGCGATGCCACTTACCAAATGTGGAAAAAATTCAAAGGTGGGAAAAATGCCAACATCTAAAACAGGCAAGGATTGCAAAGTGGCCCTTGGGTCAAACAAAATTTTGGGAATCGGCAATTGGTCGATTGACGGTATGTCCAGACAGGAAATCGATGACACCGAATTCGGGGACCAAGCGACACGGTACGAGTTCGGGATTATCGACGGCGGCACTATTTCTTTCGCCGGAAATGCCAAACCGGGAGACACCACCGGCCAGGATGTTCTTGTGGAATCTTTTGATGCCAACGCTGATCTGACTACCCTCAGATTCTACATCGACGCCACGAGCTACTATGAGCCATGCCAAACAACCGGTTATCTCCATCCGGGCAAAACGACCGGGGCAAGTACGGCGATCAGCCATGTCAACATCACCTCTCGCCCGGTCAGTGTGGACAAGGGGGGATTGATGCAGACCAGCTTTGGCGGTCGTGTTTCCGGCCAGATGGTTCTTGTTTAATCGGCAGCGTTAACCATTACCGCCCATGCGACCAATGTCATGGGCGGTAATTACATACCTTTAATAATAGGATTTTCATGAATTTCAAATCGAAAAAACCCAAACAGGACTTTACCGCCAAATTCTATTTCCCCGAATCCGGCAAAAAATCAGGGGTTGAACTGCGATTTCTGACCGACGAGATGCGGCGTGAGGCATACAACAATCTCGTTAAAGAGGATGTTGATTTTGCAATTCATCCGCATACCAGGAAATTGACGAAAGTCGTCACTCCTATTTTTAAAAATCAAGACCTTGAGGATTGGGTGGTTGATAATCTCATCATCTCTTGGTGGGGCATCTCCCTGGACGACAAGCCGCTTGATTGCACCCGCGAGAACAAAATCATGCTCTATCGCGAGGAAGAAGCATTTACCGCGTTTATCGATGAATCGAATAAAGCTCTCATTGAATCAGCCAAGGCAAGTTACGGCGGAACGAGCGAGATAAAAAACTGACAGAGTACGCGGCGTGTTACTGCAACCGGCCAAGTTGCAAGCGCTGTGTACTGATTTACGAAAACGAGCCGACACCATGCGAGAAATGCTTTCCAATCGACCTGAATCCAAGGAATCAGGAGGCATTCGATGCATTCACCATCTCGACGTCCGAAATGGTGCGGGAGTGGTTCGAGGCTGACGGGAAAAAACGATTTAAACCTTGGAGAATTGACACAACAGGCGTTTATCACGCTCTCCACGGCGCAGGGTTCGAAGATCCAGAAGTTTTCACGCGGGTAATTCATTGCTTGCGGCACTGTCTAAACGAAGAGGTAATTGAATGAGCGCAGGGACACTGTATATTGCGGTAAAGGGTGACACCAAGGAACTGGTAACGTCCCTAAAAAGCGCTCAGTCGATGTCGGTCAAATTCGGCCAGGACGCGAAAAAGGCATTCGATCCTGTCGGAAAATCCCTCGATTATCTCAAGCAGCAAGCCCTCGCTCTCGGTGCCGTATGGGTTGGCACCCAGGGCATCGGCGCGGTAATCAAGATTGCTGACCAGTATTCCCTCCTTGATTCAAAATTAAAACTTGTCTCGAAAAGCTCACAAGATTTCGGCGCGATATACTCCGAGCTTTTCAAAATCAGCCAAAACACTGGATCATCGTTCGCGACCAACGCCGGGGCATATTCCAACCTCGCTCTCGTCCTCAGAGATACCGGGATAACCTCGAAAGAGACTCTCGGCATCATCGATATGATGACAAAATCACTGGTGGTTGCCGGGGCAGGTGCGCAGGAATCAAGCTCTTTCATGCTCCAATTCAAGCAAGCTCTTGGGTCCGGAAGGTTGGCCGGCGAAGAGTTCAACGCGATGATGGAGAGCAACAGTTACTTCGGCGGGTTGCTGGCTAAAACTCTCGGTGTAAATGTTGGCGAATTAAAGAATTTGGCGTCAGAGGGGAAAATTACCACCGATGTTCTCAGGAAAGCATTCCCGGAAATGGCCGCGCAAATCGAGAAGGATTTTGGCGGCATTCAGAAGACCATTGGACGGGCAATGGTTGAGTTGCAAAACGCATTCAATGATATCGTTGCAGACGCGAACAAGTCAGAGCAGGGAACGAATAAGGTTGCTACGTCAGTGTCAGAACTGGCGAAAAGTATTTCAGAACACAAAGACCAGATATCAGACATATTTTCAGGAGTAATTAAAAGTGCTGAATTTGCTGTTACTGCCATATCAAAAGTGGCAGACGCATGGATGCACATATACCTGATGTCTGAAGCCCAGGCGAACGGTAAGCCATTGGGTGAAATTTTCATGATGTCTTCAGCCCAACTTGCGGAGTGGACGAAGCAAAACGCCACCATGTCCCAGGGCATGAAAGACCTTGTTGCGCTGCGGGATAAATACCTGAATGTTGTCGAAGGTTACGATAAGGTTTTAGAGACAAGAAACAAACTGTTCGCAGCAGAGCAAAAAGAATACGATCTGGCAAAAGCACAGGTAGAAAATTTAAATATCCAAATAGCATCTCACGGCAAGGTAGCAGAAGCGGCTACCAGCACGGTGAAAGCTGTCGAGAGTGTAGCCCCGGCTATTGTCAAAAACACCGAACTCACCGACAAGCAGAAAAAAGCAGCTGAAGATCTGGCAGAAAAGCAGAGGAACCTTTCCGCAGAAATAACCGACTACATTCAGAAACAGACTCTTTCCGAGTATGACTACAAAGTATGGGCGTTGGGGCTAGAGGTAGAAGCAAAAACCAAGGCGGCTGCCGGCAACAAGGCGCTTATCGACCAAGTGCATGAGTACGAAAAGGAAAAGCTCAACGAGCTTGCCAAATTCAAAGACGAAAAAGCGCTAGAGGATCAAAAGCGCAACGCCGAAACCACCGCAGCCGAAATCAGAGCGCAGGATGAAGTGGACGCCGCTACCGAATCAGCTCTAGATAGGATGACCAGCCACATAAAATCTTCCAAGAAAACAGAGGTGGAGATTTGGAAAGATACCACTGATGCCGAAATAGCCGAACTCGAACGCCTATCTGATGGCTCGAAAGAGTACATCGACATGCTCAACGCCTACAAGGAAAACAAAGACAAGGAGTATCTCGACCGCCTCAAGAAAGACACCAAAGATAAGCTCACAGAGATGGAGAAAATGTGGGCTGATTTCGGTAGCGATATCAAGGACGATTTCGAGGACGTTGTTGCCGATGGACTCAAGGGTGAATTTGACTCTCTCGGTGATGCTTGGGAGTCGCTGACTGACGCCATGCTTGAAGATTTTCTTGACCTGCTCGCAAAAATGGCTGTTGCATGGGCTGCTCAGGAATTTACGGAATGGATCACCGGCACAAGCGACGGGAACTGGTTCACATCCTTGAGTGGAGATAAAGGGAAGGGCGGCGATGACAAATCAGCAGGAGACACAGCGGCAGGGATAGCCGGCTCACTCGTCACGTCTTACGCAAAAGATGCAGTCGCTGATGTCGTCATCGATAATGTCGTTACCCCTGTTGCCGAATATGTCACAACCTATATCACCGGCTCAGGTGCGGCGGCGGCCATAGCGGCAGGATCAACCAGCACAAGCATTGCGGCAGGGACAGCCACCCCCGCGATACTTGACGCCTATGTGCTATCTCAGGCGGCGGCCACCGACAGTCTTATTGTTGCAGCTGACGGTCTAACCGTAGCTGGGGAAGGGCTTGGTGCGGCTGCCGAAAGCGGAGTTGTTGCGGCTGACAGCCTGACCGTAGCCGGTGAAGGGCTGACCACTGCGGCGGCTGAAGGCGGCGGCGCGGCGGCGGCTGAAGCTGGACTTGGAACGACACTCGGAGCTATTGGTGCCGCTCTCGCCATTATGTATACATGGGGTGTTCGGGACTCAACCGACCTGAAGGGGGAGCTGAACACCAGTGGCGTCAGTATGGACCACATCACCGCCACGTCAGGGATAGGACAGGATGGAGAGCTAGTCGATACGTCAGGGCTGACCGAGCAGGCCAAAGAAAACCTTGAGCTATTAAATGGCGAACTGATGGAGTTTGAGGCAATTTCGCTCAGCTCAGCAGATGGCACAATGATTCTGGCAGATGCTGTAGTTAACAGTGAGTCAGGCATGGTCGAGGGGATGAATTGGGCCATGCTGCAATACGACGAAGCAACCGGGCAATGGACTCGATCTAGCGACATATGGAAAAACATGATGTCGGAGATGGAAAAACTAGGCCCAGCAGCAGGAGACGCCACTGACGCAGCAGCAGAATATGTGGCAGGAATGGCCGGTGTTCCATCAGCAGCTGATGAACTGGCTGCTGCTTTCGAGATGATCCAAACAGGCGTATACGATCTGGCAGGGGCGGCAACAGGGGCGGCGGCTGATATCCAGGACGCTACGTCAAATCTCGCTGGATACTACGGAGATTCGCCTAGCGACAATGCCGACCTTGGCAACGACCCAGGGTACGACCCGGATCAAACGGGCCCTCAGGTCGAGGCTGGACATGCCATGGGCGGCTGGCTATCAAGCAATCCAGGCGGCGGCTGGATAAACAAAGGGTCGGGATACGAGGATGACGTTTATCTGGGATCTAATGGCAATACTGACCATTACGGCATGGGTGGTGAATTTGTCGTCAATAAGCGATCTGCCAAAAAACACGCCAATGAGCTCAACAGAATAAACAGGGATTACGCTTCCGGCGGGGCTATAGCCACACAGCCAGCTATCGACGCAATCACATCATTACCGTCAGCCTACGTCTCGACATCTGGCATCGAAGAAGCGCTCTCTGCGGTCGAACAGGCGGCTGAGGCTATCAGGTGGGATGGGGTGTCTGATTACATCCGCAATCTCACGGAGACCAAGGAAAGTTTCACCGAGGCAATCTCTCTGCTCAAAGGGGTTGCCGGGGCCGAAGACGACCTTGCAATTATCCGCCAGGCCGAGGAACTCGCCATACAGGAGTTGATTGATGCAAACCGCGAGCAAATCGATAGCGCCAAAGAGCAAAGCCAGGAGATGGTGGATACCTCCGGGATGAAGGATCTCGAGATATCCCTCCGAGAACTGAACGCCTCATTCGACGATACAGCCGAAAGCCTGACCGATCTCCTGGCGTCCGAAGAGGATCTCGCCGTTATCGAAGCAGCCCGTGCCATCGCCATCCAGGATTTGTATGATGCCAACCGTGCAGAAATCGACAGTATCACCGAGCAGTCACAGGAATTTCTTGCCACAGATTCGCTGAACGATTACGAAAAAAGCATTCATAGCCTCAACAAAAGTTATGATGAGGCTATTGAATCGCTCACGGGACTGAGTGCAACCGAAGCCGATCTTGCAATCATCGAAGCGGCCCGGGCGCTTGAGTCGGAGAACTTGGCCGAGGCTCTTGCTGAACAAATTGCATCGGTAGTGGATCCATCACAATACATAATAGACACCGACTCCCTGTCTGATTATGAAAAATCAGTCCACGATATCAACGCCGCTTACGACGACACGATAGCCAGCCTTATCGAGCTGGAAGCCGCCGAGTCAGACATTGCAACAGTCGAAGCTGCACGGGCCATTGAGCTTGCCAATCTCGCCGACGAACTCGCACAAGCCGACATTGATGAGGCATCGTCTAAGCTCCGCGAGGATATTGACGAGTATATTGGCACGTTGCAAGAAGCCGCTATTGAAGCGGATGAGGCACTGGCAAAAGCAGAAGAAGCACTAAAAACAGCTTTTTCGGCAGAAACTGACCGAGAAATAGAATCGTTCAACTCCTCGATGGAGACGATGGGCGAAGGGTTGTCGGCGGCATCAGATGCGGTTTCAACCTTTTCCGGTCTACTCGACAGTATAGCAGACGACGAAATCCTCAGAGAGTCGAATTTCGAGGCAGCACAGGCCGAACTTCTCAGGCGCTACAATACCGGCGACACTTCAGGCGATCTTTCCGGGCTTGATTCTGTCACTGATTTCAGCACCAGCCAATATGGTTCGTCCCTTGATTACCGGCGAGAACTGGCGTCAACCGGGATCATGCTCACCGCTCTCGAATCATCTGCAACAGCATCTGAGTCAGGATTTGAGCAGCAAATCGAACTTGCCGAAAACCAGCATGAAGAAAGTCTGAAAGCGCTTGATGATCAGTTAAACGGCCTTCTCGGAATAGACACCAGCGTCTTGAGCGTAGAGGATGCCATACTTGATTACGTTGCGTCAAAAGAATTATCAGAGCAGGCCAACGAATACCTTGAGGAGCAGACACAAACCCTTAACGCTCAGTACAATGCTTTACTGGAAATCGATACAAGCATTGCCGACCTTACCATCGTAATGTCTCAATTTGCGGCGCTCACCGCCATGATCGCAGAGCAGAAAAACGAGCCTGAGTTAATAGTTGATCCTGTTCGCGACCAGGCTGAATACTCTATTGATCCCGTGCGTAATCAGGTCGGATTTGCAACAGGTGGCTCGTTCACGGTCGGCGGTGGTCCAGGAGTAGATAATCTTTCTCTCCCGAAATTACGGGTCACATCAGGAGAAATGATCAACATAACGAGAGAGGATGTTATGGGGCAATTGGTTGATGAGGTCCGCATGCTCCGAGCCGAGAACCAGGCCCAAAGTTTTGCAATCGCCAAAAACACGGCACAAATGGCGAAATATCAGCGCAAATGGGACGAGGACGGATTACCAGAGGTGAGAGCATGAGGATAATCCCGCCGATTACAATCACCGACGCAATCTTGCTCTCATCAAATGTTGCCGAAGACGATTATGCCGCATACAACGCCGGGACAACCTACGCTCTCGGAGCTAGGGTGATTCTGCTATCCACCCACAAAATATACGAGTCAGCACAGGCGGCGAACACTGCACATAATCCGCCTGATTATCTGGATGGGGCTACCCCTTGGTGGCTTGAGGTTGGCTCGACGAATAGGTGGGCGATGCTTGACGGTGTGGTTGGGTCTCAGACCACAAACGCCGACAGTATTGAAAAAGAGTTTGACTCAAGCAATCAATCCACATTGACGATGTTCAATATGAATGCCGTAAGTGTGGAAATCGAAGTGACCGACAACGACGCCTCAGAAGTTGTTTACAGTAAAACCATTTCTCTGCTGTCAACTTCGAACGTGATAGACGCCTGGACATACGCATTTGCGCCATTCATCTACACCCGCAATATGTCCATAACGTTCCCAATGTATCCAGATTCCACCATCTCGATAAAATTGATCAATACCGGAGGAACGGCAAAATGTGGGGAGTTATTCCTTGGGAACTCCATCGATATGGGGAAAACATCCTACGGCATTGGCTTAGGGATGACCGATTACTCAGTTACTAATACAGATGATTTCGGAAACTACACCTTTCTTCAGCGCGGTTTTTCGAAAAAAAGCACATTTGATCTGAAGATTCGCAACGCACAACTCGAATATATTTACAACACTTTTACCGACTACCGTGTCTCCCCGGTTGTTTGGATCGGCACCGATGTTAACCCAATAAGTTCGGTGGCGATGACATACGGAAAGTTTAAAGATTTTCAGATAGTTATTCCATATCTCTTAATATCTTTGTGTAGCTTAGAAATTGAGGGATTAACCTAAAGGACGAAATATGACCACGCCATTGCCGACACCGGCTTCCAGAAAGCGGCCAGACACCTACAGCGACGAGCGGGACGCGTTTGACGCAGCGTTGCCGGTGTTTCAGGAGGAGATGAACGATCTCGGGACCGTAACGAGTGCCGCAGCAGCTTCAGCAGCAGCCGCAGAAGCGGCGGCAATCTCAGCAAAAAACGCAGCAATAGCAATCTCAGGAGCAACTGTATACTCGGGAGTTGCATCATACGATTACCCTGACGCCGTGATTGGATCAGACGGCAACACATACCGATGTCTAGGCGCAGGAGTGTCAGGCGACGATCCAGTAGGCTCAATAACTGGAAACTGGCACGCAATCACGCCTGTAGCGCCTGATTTTTTATCTTTCGACAATCTCTTCCTTATGGGGGCTTAAAATGTCTTTTATATTTGCTAATGGCACGGCTGCGGCGGGAGTGGCAACAACTCTCAGGACTGTCGGGGCGGCGAGCAAGGCTTGCTTTGATATTGATCTTTGTAAAAGGGTCGTAGGTACGGCAACGGTAAATCTCTATGTGGTCAATGGTGCCACCACATCGTATCTCGAACACGGTGTTGCAATTCCATACGGCACACCTTTAGAGCGGACGAAAAAAATGTTCGGGCCTGGTTGTATCATCAAAATCCTATCTGACGTTGATATTGACTACACATTGTCAGGTACTGAGGGGGTAGCGTAATGGGTAGAAGTTTTCCAACAGCCAGAGCAGTGCCGAAACAGATAGTAAATTATTATTCTGACGGCGGTGTATATCCTCACGATCAACCTCAACAGGTAGGAAAACGTATTATCTCGGGAGCAGTTACTGCAAACGTATTCAAAAACGTACTCACAATATCTGGCGCTGGAATGTTGAAATACGCAGCAACAGTGTCACTTGACTCGACGAGTAGACAGTTAGGATTAAAAATAACATTAGACGACATTGTTGTTTTTAATGCCGTGTGCTATGCATCTACGTCCGCCACCGACGGTATTGTCGGGGTAGGGGCAATGGTGACAGATTTAGAGTATGGAGGGTTGGAATCTGTATATTTCAACAGGTCGTGCATTATAGCTGTGTCTTCCACAATGTCAGAGACAGATAAAATTGCCGCGACGGTAAATTACGAGGTGTATTAATGATAGAGATAATCGACGGAGAGGAATACGAGATTACCACGCTGCCTGGTGGCGCAGTAATCAAGGAACTAAAAAGCAATTACACGCCACCTCCTCCAGTGCCACCAGCTCAACTATCCCCATACGCATTTAAGCGATTAATAGGCACAGAGTTGCGTTTGGCAATCAGGGCAGCGGCAGGCACTGACCCAATCATATTCGATTTCCTCGATCTGCTCAACTCAGCCGATGTGATAGATTTTGACGACGCAGTTGGCGGGCCGAAACAGGGAATGGATTACCTGCTTGCCATTGGCCTTATCGACCAGGACGAGCATGATAGGATAATGAGGCGCGAGTTTCCTTGATTGTTGCCAATCTCAGTGAATTACTATAAAGTAATTTGAATTACAAAAAGGAGTTTGAATATGCCTGGTTCATGGTCTGAACTTACTTACCGGAAAGGGTTGCTCAATAACGCATATGTGCCGATGCACGGGCTTGAAAAGGAATTCACCGCCGATGCAGTCGCCGCAACCATACCTGTCGAGACGATCCATGATGTTTCCGGTTGGCTGTGCGGGGTTGATATAGTTTTCGACGCCACTGTCCCGCCTGATGCGCTTTCCCTTGCCGTGCAAACCATAGACGGCATACAGATCGCTGTGACCGCTGCGCCGCTCACCGCGTCGGGCAGGTTGAGTGTAGAGCCTCCTGTGCCGTTTTCCGATGGCCTGAAATTGGTGCCGACCGGGAACACGACGGTCAGCGCGAAGGGGAAAATTATTGCATTGGTATCGCCGGCATGAGCGCACGAGGGTACGCTGCGAAGCATAATTTACTTCCCCGAGCCAACCTCCGCGGCGCATGGCTGCTGAAAAATGGGCTGGTTGATTCTATCGGCTTATCAAGCATAGTCTTTGATTCTGGAACTGGCGGGGATTTCACTAACTCGTCATTCCATTGGTCGTATAACGCAACAATGGCCAGCATCGACACGGCCCTCGGCGGAGGAAAACTATTTATAGGGACAGATCCGATCTCCCTTTCCTGGCAGCAATGGATGGGGCAATCGTGGATAAATTTAACATATCTTTTCATGGGGGCAACCGGAGTTGCTGGCTACAGCATAGACCAAACTCTTAATATTGATAAAATTCTGAGATACTTACACAGTGCAACCCCTGACGCTATCTTGTCGCTAACAGATGTTGCATTGCTAGGATTTTTTCAGAGGTTTCCAAACGCAACTGCGACCGGAACCCCTTCAGCAATTACTGATGCCGATGGTCGTTTGGCGTTTCCACGATCAGGTCTTTCTATAGATGGAGGATACATTGGCAATACTGTTTCTACCGGGGCAAACCTTGGTCCTGAACTATGTGTTCCATCATCCTGGGGTGCGCCTCCTAGTGGAGTAACTCTGGACACCTCGGCTGGCACAATTACATTCAGCGGGTCGCAAGCAGATTATGCAAGTTTCTTGGCAGTCAGCGGTATACTTAGCTCAGAAACGATTCGGGTGAGTTATACAATAAGCTCAACTTCAGGTGTTAGCCGGGTGTATTCTAATTCTGGCGATAAATGGGATTATTCACCTGGGGATTATGTGAAGGAGTGGGTTGCAGGGTTGGGTGTACTTGGGTTTGCATCTGGGGCTGGAGTCTCCAAATTCATAGGAGTAATTTCTAATATTTCAGTGAAAAAGGTTTTAACTGCGACCGGGATAAACAAATTTGGATTGAATAACATATCGTGTTGGGGTGATTCACTGACAGATATTGGATATCCAATGGTTTTGCAGGTTTCTTCTGGTTGCCCGACATACAATGGTGGTGTGGGTGGGGAGACATCAACCCAAATAAAAAGCAGGATGATTGCAGATAGCGCACGATATGGTGACATTGCTGTTATTTGGGCCGGTAGAAACAATTACGATGCTCCTGTAACGGTTATGTCGGACATTGCAGATATGGTGGCAGCATTAACTACCTCCAATTATATTGTTTTATCTGTTCTGAATAGTTCCACCGAAATTGCTGGTTCTGCTGGGTATCTTGCCGTTGAGTCATTAAATTCCAGCCTATCGTCAGTTTATAATACTAAATTTTTAGATATCAGGAGTATCCTTGTTGATTCTTACAATCCTGAAGTTCCGCAGGACGTAACTGATCACGGAAACGATATTGTGCCATCATCTTTGAGATATGACACATTACACATCAACAAAGCTGGGATAGAGATCGTAGCCGAAGTTATAGAGGATAAATTAATTTCGCTTGGATATCCCGCCTCTCCCAGTGTCTTGGCATCTGTACCTTCCTATCCGTCCAGGTCTATTGTCGGCACCGGCTTAACGCCATCAAACATTGCCTTTCGGGGGTGTTTAGTGGAGCCTGGGGCGACCAACAAAACTCAATGCTTTAAGTATAATCCTACCGCTACAACCAATATCACGAAATCTGGCGATGCGGCATCTGTACTGGCTGTTGTTGATGCCCCAACGGGGGTGTTATCGTCGGCTGTTGACCGGAACGGTCGGGCTATTAATTTGTCCAGTGTATGCTCGTTAGGTAAAATATATGAACTAGACAATACCCTCGGAACAACTACAGCAAACGTCACTATATCTGGAACGACGAATAATACAAACCCGCACTCTGGCAGCGTGTACGTGCAACTCGTATCCGGGGCGGCTGGGAAGGCTGGGTGGAGCATCACGGGAGGGAACGAGTTTGGGGATATATCATCGGCAGTCTTAACCGAGGTATTAGGAGAAAACAAAACCCCTGGAAATACATCACATCAATTAATGCTTAGAGCCGTAGCTGGCTCGAAAATTCGCTTCATTTTGCCCCAACTCGTAGAATCTCCATACATCATAAATTCAGTAATTACATATCCAGATGCAGCAGCAGCATCAGCGAGAGTGGCCACGGTTGTGTCAACAAGCGCAACTGGTGTTTTCCCGGCAGGGACCAACAACTTTGCTATATACGGTAGAGTTATTCCAACAGTAACAGGGCAATCAAAAACATTATTGTCATCCTATGTTGATGCCACAGCAAAGCTGGAAGTTTATACTACAGCTACATCGGTGAATATCAACAAAAGAAGTTCTTCGACGGATGTTATTTGCTCTGTCTCTTACACACATTCCAAAAACACGTTATTTGAGTTTGTCGCTCTGGTTACAGAAATGGGTATGGCTATTTGCACTCGGCAATACTCTGCGGGCGTATGGTCAGCATGGTCAGCATGGACAGCCGATGAGACATCAGGAGGACAGGCGGCGGCGCAAGTTGGGAGTACGCTTGAGATTGGTTCGCTCGGAGGGGCTAATAATTTTGCAGGATATTTTCCCAAAATGGGGATTGTGCCACTACGGGGGCAGACAACCTTGGATGGATATCAGTCGGTAATCAGGTCGTTGGCTGAATCTCATTCGTGATCGATATGAAACTACACTCAACCAATTTTTGAGCAAAAATTTTAACGAGGCAACATGAAAAAACTCACACCATTAATACTCGCAACACTGCTCATATTGTCGTCAGGGTGCAGCTTTTTGACCAACGA